AGAACCGTCTACCAGGTCGCACTGGGGACGGTTTTCTGCTATAATAAGAAGGTAATCGAGGGACACCTTTGACCATCACTCTCAGACCCCATCAGCAAACTGCCTGTGATGAGATGCTTGCCCATCAAAAGGGTCAAATCATTGTGCCGACTGGTGGTGGTAAGACTATGTGTATGATAGAGGATGCCAAGAGAGTATTCCGTACACAAGAGGTTGCAACCATTGTCGTAGTCGCTCCACGTATCCTATTAGCAGAGCAACTATGTTCTGAGTTCTTGGAAACAGGAGAGTTTAACGATGTAAGAGTTATGCACGTCCACAGTGGTGAGACTGAGCATTTCTCTTCAACTAAAGTATCTGACATTAGATACCATAACTTCTTATGCTATGAGTCTAATGCAAATCAGATTATCTTTACAACATATCATTCATTACACAGAATACAAGAGAGTGATATTGTAGTTGATGTAGTTTACTTTGATGAAGCACATAATAGTGTGCAGAGAAACTTCTTTCCTGCTACTGAGTATTTCAGTAATGAGGCAGATAGGTGTTATTTCTTTACTGCAACACCAAAACATTCCCTTACAATTAATAAACCAGGAATGAATGATGGGTCTGTTTATGGTCAGGTTCTGGTCAATGTTCCTGCACCTAAACTGGTTGAGGAAGGTTATATTCTTCCTCCAAAAGTTGTTGTTAAGCAATTGGATATGGTTCAGGATAAGCAGATGATTGCCGACCGTGATTGTCAGAATTTGATTGAGACAATTGATGAGAACTCACTGGATAAAATCCTGATTGCCGCACGTTCTACCAAACAGATTATCAAACTTCTGAGTCAATCTGACTTTTATTATGAACTGACAAAACGTGGATATTCTTGCCTGTATATCACATCCAAGACTGGTGCCGTGATTGATGGTAAGAAAGTCAATCGTGAGGTATTCTTTAATACTCTGAATGCATGGGGTAAAGATCCTAACAAAAAGTTTGTTGTTCTTCATCACTCTATTTTGTCTGAGGGTATTAACGTTAAAGGACTTGAGGCGGTATTGTTCATGAGAAACATGGATTATATTGGTATCAGTCAGAGTATCGGCAGGGTTATTAGATTGGGAGGGTCTCAGAAGACCTTTGGATTGGTTTGTGTTCCAGTCTATGATAAAGTGGGCATCAGCACTGCCAAGAGTGTTCAGGCAGTCGTAGACACCGTATTCAAGCAGGGTCAACCTGCCATCTCTGTTATCCGTCGTTGATTATGAAAACCACCATCGAACTGGTTCAGGAACTTCGTTCTCTTCCTGATGCCATTTACCAAAATTTCTGCAATCAGGCGAAGATGGTTGCCTTAGAATACCCTTCTGCACATGGAATTGACTGTTTTGCCCGTGGTGAAACAATCGAATACGGGTTTATTGATATTGTGGGGCAGTATATTGACCTGAAACCTAACAAGAAGGAAGATTTCAATGATCCCGATGGCCGGTATGCCCTAGAGCACCTGACGGATGTGAAAACGCAAGGAAAGGGGTTTTTACCACGTAAGGACAAGAAAGCGATGTTCTATTCTAAACAATGGGATATAAAAAAGACTGCTAGTGGTGCAAAACAGTTTGAATCAAAAGCACACTCATACATTCTAATCGATCCTATTTGTGCTAGAATTGCTGTAGTAGATACCAGTGTGTTCTATCGCAAAAGATTTCGCATTAACACCGCACGTATCTCATTCAGTGTCAAACCACAGGATGTTTATATGATTTACGATGGTATTACAAATGTGATTGATACTGAAGTTATTCCTGACCCAGATGCAATCTATCGTGAAATCTGGAAAAATGCAGGAAATAAACTAGAAGCACTGACCACTAGACTAACTGTCCACCAGGAACAGAAACCCTGCTCCACTCTGCTATAATATAAAGGTAATCAAGGGAAAGCACCATGAAAGTTGCAGTGACTCTTTATGAATCTGGAACAACTTTTGAAGAGGTTGTTATTGCCCGTGATTATCAACAAGCAAATCAGAAAGCACTTGCACGTAATCCTGGGTCTACAATTATAAGCACCACTGCTATTTTTGATCAACCTGATCATAATACTTCTTGGACAGAAGAATCTTCATATAATGAAAGATATTCTTCTTCTGATTCTTCTTCTAGCGGATTTGGTGGACTGGCAGTTCTAGCAATCGGTGGATGGATTGCTTGGGAAGCATGGAAATTTGGTTCGGCCATTATTGTGGGTGCTTGGCAGTGGATTGTAAGTGTTGCACAAGGGGTATGGGGATTATTCTCTTGGATTCCATTTATGTCACCACAACTTGTTATTGGTATTATCTTTGGTTTCTTCCTTATTGTTCTCATTCTTGGATTACTTGACGACTAAATTTTCAAACCACATGTTCATAAGTAGGAAAGAAGAAAGGTTTTTATATTATACATAATGGTAGTAATGCCATAGTTTAAAACTGTATAAACAATCACTTGATTATATCAAAAAGTATTCTAAAATCAAAAAGAAAGCAACCTCTTCTCTTGAACAATTTCTATGACTGATAAACAACAAAAGCGCAAAGATGCACTTGGACTTTTTTATGAGAGTGTATTGAAACCTGATCATGAGCTTAGAAAATGTGCTCACAATCAAGAATGTTTCTTTGAGTTAATGGAATGGAGAGCAGATATATTGGAATATCTTGATAGTTGTAGAGATCAGGAATTTTACCAATGAAAGTATCATAACATCCACTGTATCATACTTAGAATGGTATGGACAGAAAAATATTACAGGAGACAAAGAGATTAAAATGCAAGCAGTACTTTACAGTAACGGAAATCAAGAGTGTGAACGTATGTCGTTTCTACTCAAAAAATTAGATGCACAAATTTTAGAATATAAACTAAACAATCATTTCACTCAACGTTCTTTTGAATCTGAATTTGGATCGGAAGCAACATATCCTCAAGTATCACTTGGTTATAATCACATTGGTAATATGAAAGAAACTTTGAAATATTTTAAGGACAGATTATTGATATGAATCCTGTTATTTTTATTGGGTGCTTTATACCCATAGTATTAATATGGATTGCAATTAAACTTATAGTTTGGATTTTTGCTATTAATAAGGAGAGACAATATATCGATGGGGTCAAAAACATATATATTATAGATCCATATGCGGATGTTGATGAAGAGGAGGAAGAATATGGAGATCTCACAGACTATCGATAAGATTAAATATAATATAAAGTTATATTAAAGTAATGGATAAGAAATTAAATTGGAATCTTTTACATCAGTTTGTAAAAGAATTAGGTGAAGATGGTTATGATTATAAAATTCATCAAAGATCTTTATCAGATACAATCACTACACACAAGGAAATTGTGATAGAATATGGTATGAATGAAAAGAAAAATGATTAATCCAATTTCTTATGTAAAGAATACAAGAGTTTCTTATTCTAAGTTTTTAGAAAAAAATATAAAAGAAGTTCTAGTTCAATTTGATACAGAGAATCCTGCATGGATTCCCTATGATACTTTAATCGCAATAGATTGTATGAAAAATGCCAGCAAAGAAGAAACCTACTGCAACTCGCAAATCGAAGGTAAAGAGTTCGACAAAAGTCTCCAAGAAAAAAACTCTAACACCTGAACAAATGCATCCATTCAAAGCATTTCCTTATAGATTGGAATATAAAGATGGAAAAGAAGACCGAATCTGCCACTTTGACTGTGAAGAACATCAACAAAAACATATTAAACGATACAACCTCCGTAAAGGATCATACTTTACCGACACCCTTACCTAATGTTCTGAGTTTGGTCTTGCTTTTCTTATCAGTCTTTGGTATAATCTATGCAGGATACATACACGGACACATGAACATCTCTGCCGTTTTTAAGAATCTACAATGACTAAAAAATCAAAAAAGAACTCAAAAGGAGATACTTTTGAATGGGAGGAAACTGAAGAGGTCCGTAAAGCAGTGGAAAGACTGCATCAAACTATCCGAGAACTTGAATCTCAAGCACCTGATTATGGAGTAGGAAAATGAAAAACATTCACGATGAAAGATTAACCTTTGATGACATGGAACTTCTTCAATTGGAGTTCTATCTAAGTGAAATGGAGAAAAACTGTTCGATGGGTGGAGAAATCCGTCGTCATAAATCCATCTATACTAAAATCAAAAAAGAACAGGCACGACTTAACCTTATCAAACTTGAAAAAATTGCACTTGGAGAATGAAATTACTAACACTTGAAGATTATCAAAAAGCAGGAGAAACATTCTGGCCTAAGTATTGGTATGTTGCCAAAGAACTGGGTGAGGGTGCAAAACCTGAAGATATTATCAAAGTAATGGAAGCAGTTGGTGGCGTTGCACTGAAACTTGCATTAGATGATAAAGATGGTCCATTTGGATTCCACAAAAAGAACGAGGATGGTAATGATTCAGACAGCAACTGATGAAGTAATTGTGCCAGAAGGTGCCGAACTTATTGACGAATGTTTTTATGTTTGGAAAACTCATTCAATAGTTGTATCTGGTGGAGGATCCTATAAGGACTTGTAATTATGTATTCTGAATTAAACGGTTTCGAGTTGGCACTACAACATTTTGGAACTAGGGTAGAAATCATTACTGCTATGGAAATATCAAATAAAATTACATCAGAAGATGCATATCAAATGATTAAATCTGAGATGAAAGAAATGAAAAAAGTTCGTAGGAAACAGAAAGATGACTGATTCTCTTAAAGTTCATCAGAATGAAGACGGTTCATTTGATCTTGAATGGGATAAAGATGACCCTAATTGGAGTTGGTTAAATACTATGACAAGTAAGGAAATTCAATCCATTATAAAAAAAGCAATTAGAGATGAAGTTGACTCCTATGAGTGAAGATGTTACTAATTCTCTAAAAGACTGGGAAGATTTTTGGAACTCTTATGATGAAGGGAGTTCTGAAAAATTTGTAGAGATATGGAATGAAATGGAAGAAATTGACCCCTTAACATCAAAAAATAGGGATTGACAAAAATATGAGACAAATGATATAATAAAAAAAATGAGACGAATATAAAATGATCACCGAACAAGTTAAAGACAATTTAATGGAAGCTGAGGGTTATTTAAGAAATGCCCTACACTGGGCGGCAAAAAATGAAAGGCCAATGGTTTGTAGTACTATTGCAGAAATGATTGGTAAAATAGAATCAGTCATACATACTGATGAAATTCTTGATAAACTTGAAAATCGTAAACCCGGAGATAGTGGGATGTTCGATTCATGGTCCAATGCTGATGAATAATTATAAATAAAATCTTAAATTCCTAGATAGTATTGGGTTCTAATGTTAGAATATCAACACACTGTAAGAAATCTATGACTTTACCAAGAAATGGCAAGAAATTGACTGAAATTGAGGAAAAAAGCATGAAAATTGCACTAAAAGAGACAGGTATTCGTGCAATTCACCCTGAAAGAATGGAAGCTCTTGCTCATTATTTGGTTCAGAAGGTAAAACATCAAAATAAATAAAAGGATAAAAGTAATAACACAATGGAAAATATCGAAACACATATTGAAAAAGATAAGAATATTTTGAATAATCCTACTACATCTCCTCAACAACGTCGTCATATTGAAGAAGAACTACATGATCTTAAGAAGTATGCTGAGCATCATAAAGAAGAGATTGAATCAGGAGATCATCATGATCCTACTACACTTGAGTTATATTGTGATAAGAATCCATCAGAACCTGAATGTTTGGTTTATGACGATTGATTGGGACAGTTGAAGAAGTGGTATAAGGGGTATTGATATCCTTTTTTTATGCTCTATAATAAGAGAGTCAAACAAACCACACCACACAATGGGCACACGTTCACGTATTGGCATTCAACTATCAGATGATTCTATCCTCTCTGTATATCATCATTGGGATGGTTATCC